CCACTGAATCTCACGAAAATGGACTCCCCCACGTTCACGCCTGCTTCATTTTTACCAAGAAGTTTGAATCCAGAAACGCACAGTTCTTCGACTACGCCGACGATTCAAGACCCATCGACGACGAAGAAAGAGTTAGGCATCCTCATTGGGGTGCTGTCAAGTCTCCAAAAAGAGCCCGCGATTACCTTAAAAAAGGTAACGATTTCATTGAAGACGGGTGGCCAGAACGAGACAACCTATCTAGCCGTGACGAGGTATTCAGGCAAGCCTCTGCTGCAGCCAACGCCGAGGAGGCCCGCGCCATTATCAGAGAAGGAGCACCCTCGGCCTATTGGATGTCTTTCAGCTCGATTGAAGGACGACTCAACTTCGAATTCACCGAGCCCGAGCCCGAATTCGTTTCTCCATTCACGCCAGATTCCTTCACCAACGTCCCCATCGCCGCTCAGGAATGGGCCCAACGATATCTGGCCACCCCAGACTGGGTGGAAAACATGCGCCGATCAGAAACCCTCGTCCTCATGGGGCCTTCCAAGATAGGAAAAACGTGTTGGGCCCGATCACTCGGACCCCATGTTTATATGAATGGTCTTTTCAGTTTGCCAAAGATTCTTGATGGTGCTAAAAATCCTTCTTCTTTTGTTATTTTGGATGATTTCGAGTGGGGAAATTTGTCTTCTATTTTTAAAAAAATTATTGGTTGCCAGGGGGAGTTCGAATTAACTTGCAAGTATACAAAAAAGAAAACTGTTCGCAACTGGTTTAAACCTTGTATTTTCTTATGTAACCCTGGTGTAATCCCTACAGACAGAACTCGTGATGAGATTGCCTGGTGGGATAAAAATACTGTTTTTGTTGACTGTCGAGACAATGGTAATTTCTTTTAATAAAAATTTTATTGTACCTTACTGCTCGACCCCCTGCTACCACTAACCCTACAACCACTAACCCTAAACTATTTGTCTCGCGACAGGGTTAGCCACCTCCGCTAACCCTCGCCGCGCCATACTTAACCTATATCGATAATCGCTGCTCCTCCTGTTCCCGCTGATCCTTTATATCCTCCTCTACTCGTCATCGCTGAAATCCCTACAGCGGGATTTAATACTTGATCAGGTGACCCATACACTGGTGTCCATGTTATCTTATGTTCTTGTTTCACATAACATCCAAACGAATCTGCTGCATTTGCTGGTATAGCTGATGAAACATAGGTTGTTCCACCAACTCTTACAGGCACTCCAAGTATAGTGAAGATTACTATTCTACTCACGTTCTTGATGAACGCGTAATTAGTAACCGTCTTGTTATTCATGACTAGTCCAAGTTTATGGTCGTTATCGATGACTATATTTGTTCCAGCTGATACATTATATCGCTGAGTCTTCTCCCAACTAAAGTACTCCTTTATAAGAACACTCTCATCCCTCGGATCCCATCCTGGTGTTGTTGTGGTTGTTTCCAGCCAATCTGTATCTGTTCGGTCTAACAACGTGTTGTTAAACGCGTTCCCTACCATTTCCTGGCATGAATCCACTGTAGCTCCAAATACATCTGCTATTCCATTCACTTGCGTTCCGCTAAGACTCTCATATGGAATACTCCTCTTACATACGAAAAAATGTGCTTCAATCATAGCGTTTGGCGTTGATCCACCACACACAATTTGATACTTCGTCTGACTCTTCAAAAACTTAATTTTAAGCTTTTGCATTTGTTCTTCCTTTTGCTGAGCTCCGCCGCCAAGATCTGCATCAACAAACGCGGCTGTAAATATGTCGTTGAAATGATTTCCTTTATCCTCTGCTGTAGTGAACCCCGATCTTCCTGTGTTCTCTACATACACCGCTACTCCTTGCGTTGCCACCGCTCCGCCTGTATCCAATGTTTTTAAACATAGATTCATGTGGCAATTTTGCTTGTAGTGATTAGGAATACCAACCTTACGGGCAATCTTCCTAACAAGCCTTTTCTGTCTTTTGTCCAACGACCGATTCGTCGCTCTTCTACTTTTCTTGCTGTATTTCTTCTTGCCGAACCTTCTCCTCTTTTTATTCATCGTTATCCGGGCATCGTGTTGTCCATACCCAATGTTCGGTTGCGCATCATTTGCTGCTACCTCGGTTTGTGTCGCCCGGCTACTTGTACTTCTTCTGTAATTCTGATAGCCTTTATATGCCATTTGAGCGACATTAATCCCCGCTCTTAAATACGGTCTATACCGCATATATTGCTTGCTTAAGCTTCTCTTCGATCTCGCCATTTCGGAGTTGCCTTTTTTAGAGCGGATGTCACTCTCCTTTTATAGTTTTCCGCTTCCCGCTCCAATCAGATCAACCAACCCTTGTTGATTATTTTGATGGGTCCCTCTTTTCTTTCAGGAGTACACCCCATCCGCTGTTTTTTGGGGTTCATTTCATTCACCCCGGAATATATTATTTCTTATATATACCTGCCGCTGCCGCCAGCCGCCAGTCCGCTTAGTAACATTATAAGCGGACTAACAATATGGAAACTGTCGACGGTATTGCCAATCAACGTAACCCTGTTGCTGGCCGCTTTAAATATTCTGCCCGTTCTGTTTTTTTAACTTACCCTCATTCCAATTTCAACAAAAATTCTTTTCTCGAACACTTTAAACTTCTTGTTGATATCAAGTCTTACATCGTTGCCACTGAATCTCACGAAAATGGACTCCCCCACGTTCACGCCTGCTTCATTTTTACCAAGAAGTTTGAATCCAGAAACGCACAGTTCTTCGACTACGCCGACGATTCAAGACCCATCGACGA